GTCAACAATGTCCTCGTAAAAAGTCTTGAGCGTCTTGTGCTTTGCGTAACTTCTGGTGTTCAGATGCACAGAATGTGCTACATCACGGGCAAGAAAAAGTTTGCCCACAAATTCAGCTGCTTTCATGGTAGCGGTGCGATAAGGTTTGCATATACTTTAACCGAAACTCCAGCGGGATGAATCTATCGTTGATCTAAGCATTTGGCGGCATCATTTGCTGTTCTTCGGCCATCTGTTCCTGCGGCATGCCCTGCGGAGGCATCATCTGTTCCTGCGGCATGCCCTGCGGAGGCATCATCTGTTCCTGCGGCATGCCCTGCGGAGGCATCATCTGTTCCTGCACCATATCGCCTCTATCCTGCGTTGGCATCTCGGTCACAAGGTCACCGCTTGTTATCATCCCGTGAACAGTACCAAGCACAATATCCTGTATCTGGTCCGGGCTCATCCCCGCCTGCACCGCGCTGATACGCTGGGTCTCCGCTTGGTACGCTTTGACCTGCGCCTCAAAGTCTTTACGCTGCTGTTCCTGCACCTCAATGGACTTCGCAGCGTTTTGAAGCATTTGGTGGAGCTGGTCAAGTTCTTTACCCATAGCCTGCATCTGCTGTTCCGCCTGCTGGAGCTGTGGTGATTTATCCTCCTCCGCGAGCAGTTTCGGGTCAATGGCTTTTGCAAAACGGGACGCCATCTGTTGCGCACCAGGCCAGTCCATATTCTTGATAAATAGATCCCCTGCTACCTGCCAAAGCTGTGGGTTTGATTGAAGCAGAAGGCTCATGGCGTCAAGTGCTTCCTGCCTCTTGGTCATGTAATTCGGGCCCGTAGTGACCACAACATCATACTTACCGACCGAGGGGTTGTAAATGCGCTCAATAACAACACCCGTCTCATCAACAACCTCTTTCACAGGTTCCTGCTGATTCGGGTTGATTTTAGCCATTTTCACTTCGCCGTCAAGCCCAACAATACGAGCAATTCGCTCGGTATCGTAAATCTTCGGGATGGCATCCACCAACTGGCGGGTAACGTAACGCACGGCCCGTGCGAGATTATCAATGAAATGGTATGTCCCGGTGTCGCCCTGTTTTTCTCTCGCAAGAATGGCCTTTCCAGACCTCTCATTGGACGTTGCGCCCAAACTGGCGTCATACTGCCCTGTCGTCGCTTTAATGTCCTCAGATGCCCCCATCTTCGCCTGAATGAGCCCTGTCTGTGCAAGAGGAGGCGCGGCCCGCTGTGGAAGTGGTAAAATGCTTCCGTTTCCGTCCGTTACATCCGGGTTGACTTCAAGGTACGGCCAGTTGTTGACATTTGCTGTTTTCCACTGGTTCTCGTACCCCTCAAACTGGCCACCGTACCCAATAAATGGTGCTTTAGGCGCCAGTGCGAGCATTTCTGCTTCCTGTGACACCCAGTAATTGTACATCCGCTGGGCATCCTTTGCGTTACGCACAAGCCCCGAAACGAACACATTCCCGTCTACCTCGAACTCATTACCCACAACACGGACAACCGGTATCCACTGTCCAACCCATTCCGACTGCTCGAGGACTTCGTACCCGTTTGTTTTCACCCACATGACCTTTTTCACATCCGTCGGGCGGGACTTTATAGGGCGTAGCCCCATCAACTTCATATCTTCGTCTTCGGGTGTGCCGGCAAACACCGACATATTGCCCGGGTAAAGGTTCAGCACCTTTTTATCATACTCGTAGTAGAAATACTCCGCTATACGGATAGTCTGCTCGGTAATCCACTGGCTTATCGACGCGTCCCCCGTCCCGTTCGCCATCAGTGAACTGATTGGTGTAGCATCCGGCCACATGCGTTCGTACTCATCCTTGGAAATATCTTCCGTGATGAAGCACCACCGGGCATCCGACCCGCACGGGTCCTGAATCATCGGGTCCATATACACCGAGAAGCTGTTCCGTATGCGCCCGATACGCAAGTCCTGGTCAAAGGTGTCATCCCCGCAGTACTCAGTCAACAGCCGTACATACCCTTCACCGTATACCACCTGGTTGTCGCACGCAGTGTCATACGCCACATCCGCGTCAGACATATACTCTATGTGCTTGATGAGACCGTCAAAAATCTGCGCCACCTTTACATCCGCCTTGTCGTCAGCGGGGATGACCTTGCCCGAGGGTCTATTCTGTCTCTGCTCGTTGGTCACCTGCCGAACGTGCTGGGGTAACTTGTTGATGGTCAGACATGGCCGTGCGTTGAGGGTCTGCCCCTGCAGCGACCCGCGGGATGAAATCACATCCGCAGGCCACTGGTACTGATTGTCAGGGTCGCCTGCGAAGAACCGGAGGTCATCCAGTTCGTTCTGCCTTGACGGGCTGTATGAACCAAGTGCGGCGGTGAACCTTGACCGCATAGCGGAAAGCATCTCTTCCTGCGGTTTCGTCTGTTTTGCCATCTATGCTCCTAACCAGGATGTAGTTGTTGCAGTGCTGTTTTGTGAATAATAAGTCTTTTTTCGCTCAATTCCTTGCCTTGATTCACGATGCCCGAGCGGGAACGACAGACTGAGCGCAATCGCGTCCGCGCTGTCAGGGGAGGATAACCCTCTTTTTTTCATATCCTTTTTGCTCTCAAGCTGCATAGCCCCCATCGAATCATACTTCACCATCGGTGAGGAAAGGTCCCCTTTCAACCACTTGTCCTGCGGCAAAGACCCGGTCTTCAGCCACTCGCGCATTTCGCCCCATATCTCCGCGCGCTTGTTGACATACATCTTCCTATTGCGCGATGAAGCCCCGAAGTTGACCCCCTTCACCTTATACCGCTGCTCCTTGAGTCTGTCCACCACGCCCGCGCCGAGGCCCCCTTCATCAATAGCCACAAGCGCCGGACGGAACTCCTCGATGGCGTCAATCACCCTGCCGACCACCTCCATCGTATCTTCCCCCCTGTGGCGTCGTATCTCAAGAATATTGCGCCCCTGCCTAATAGCTATGACCGTACTGTCCGACCCAAACCGGGCGGGGTCCACCCCGATGGCAATAGGCGCGGTCGGGTCCAAATCCACATTTCTTTCCATCGCATCCTCAACCATCCGCGGTGAAATGAACAGCTCATCCCCCGCATCGGGAAACTGCCCGTACACCTCGACGTTCGCCTGGTAACTGTCGGGGCCGAACTCCGCGATGATAGACTCGTAAAACGCACTGTCCGTGCCCTCCACCGTGCGGGCGTCGATGGTGTCCGTGCGCCAGAAGTCCCGTTTCGCGTTGAAACACTCGTAGAAATACCCGCTGTTGCGCCTTGGGTTCGAGAACGCCATCCAGAACCTGTTGGGTGTGTCCTCCGTAAAGAAGCCCTGCGCTACTGACCAGATGCTGTCGGGTATACCGCTCGATTCATCAAATATCAGCATCACCCCGGCGAAGTTATGAATACCCGCGTAAGCGTCGGGGTTCTCTTCACTCCACAACTTGCCCTCCACACCCCAGTACCGTGTGCCCATCTTCAAGTCCCGTTCTACCAGTTCGGTCACCCACTTCGCAGGAATGACCCTTGTCGCGCTGATTTCAAACCAGTGGCTGTTCAGCGCCATACTGAGCCACTTGGTTATCTCCGCCCATGTCACGCCGCGGAGCTGGTTTTCACTGTTCGCCGACACGATGCAGGTCGAACCAATGCGTGTCGAGACAAACCAAACCACAAGCCAACTCACCAGTGCCGACTTCCCGATGCCACGGCCAGACGCCACGGCCATCCTCAACACCTCGAACAGACTCGCTTTCGCCCCGTTCTTCCGGATATGCTCCGCTACATCCCTCAACACCTTACGCTGCCATTTTCTCGGCCCTGTGAAATGCTCCAGCGGCGTGCCTTTTTTACCCCACGGAAAGTTATACATCACGAACGCGTGTGGATCGGTCTTGAGCTGAGGCGACCAAAGGTGGCTCATCAACAGCTGCTCGTCCTTCGCATTGTAAATGGGTGTCTGCATCAGCGGTGGGCACCTATCGTTTTGTGGAAGTCCAAACTCTGCATCTTCTTCATAGACTCAAGCCTTTTTATCTTCTCGTCCGTTGTCTCCACCACCTCAAACCCCGCGTCCTGCACACGGGAGTTCGCGTCGTTCAAGGCCTCCGTGATGCTTATGCGCTGGTCAACCTCCAGATTGATTTGCTGCTTGGCCACCCATCCGTGTGTATGCTTGAGCAAATCAAGTGCCACTTTCACATCGCCCGCTTCAGCCGAGGTGTGCAACGTCCTTGACAACATCGCTTCTGCGTCTGCATACCCGCGCAACGTTATCTGCTCCACCGCAGGGTCAAACTGACACAGTTGCCGATACTCCACGGGCAATACACCGGAGGCAATGGCAAGATTGTCGCCCTTCAGTCCGAGCCGGGCGTTGTCATATATTTTCGTGAGCAGCTCGTCCGTTGCTTTGAGCTTTCGTGGCTCATATATCAGGGAGTGTACCATACCACAATATAAAAAAATTTTTTAACTGAAAGGCTTTTATTTTTGTCTGTTAAAAAATTGTTATATGAGGGAGTGGTTAAAAAAATTGTTCACGGGGGCACCGTGACCGTACACCATCCATGCTCGGTCCTC